CTTTCCTTCTCGCGCTGCTGGATGCGTTCTTTCAGACTCAGCTTCTTCTCTCCACTCATCTCCTGTCTCTCTTTCTTTTGTGGAGAGGGGGGTATGTGGCCCCCCTCTCCTTGGGCTTGGGTAGCCTAGCGTGCAACTTCATCAAGGCGAGATTGTCACCTTGCCGGTCACTTTCACGGTGACGGTGACGGTGGCCCGGTCTTCCAACGGTTCACTGGGTTCGTACCCGACCATGAAACCACTGAATGCCCAGGTCGCCGCGCCGCTATCCGGGAACGTGATCGTGATAGTTTCCGCTGCGTTGCCAGAGGTCATGGGCGGTGTCGTGGCCGGGTTAAAGGCGCACTCCATCACCATCTCACCGTAATCGGTAAGCAAGGACCCCTTGAACGTCTTGGCATTGTCGGCCGTACCCTTGTGGGAGGTGTCGATGGATTCTCGACTCCAACCCGGCGGGGTAAGGTCAATGATGTCCGCGGAAAATCCGGACGTTCCGAATACCACCGTGGTTCCTGTGCCGATGTAGGAACTCACTTACTCAGTGTCTCCTTTCTTGGTTGTCTTGGGTTTGCGCTCTCTCGTTTTCCTCTTCCGGAAAGTGATGCCGCCGCGGCTCACCGACACGCGGGACCACGGCCCCTCCTCCAACGTGACCCAGATGAATGTCAGGCCCCCCATCAACGGCCGTTCCTCGGGCGTGAGGATGCGCGCCACCTGGAGGCGTAGCGTCTGGTCGCTGCGAAAATCCAGCCGGTACTTCTGGCCGTCGATCACGCGGAACAACATGTTGTACCCGATCATCTTGACCGACCATCCGCCGCCCAACGCGGCCCGCCAGACCTTTATCTTCTTCTCGGGTAGGTTCATCCCGTTGCCCTCCTGTGAGCTATGCCATTGAAGACATAGACGAAACGGTGGTTCTCATCCTGCGTTAGGAAAAGTGGCTCCTTTTCCGTGGTCACTATGCGGTTGTACGCGGCACCCGACGCGGAGAACGCCGCGCGCCGGTCCAGGAACTCCAGCACCTCCCGGGCCTTGGCGTACGTGGACGCATCCGTCACCCCCCGCACCCGGACCTGGAACCCGGAGCCTAAGTAGGGCTTGGCCGAGTTTTTGATTCCTTGGTCGCGGGAGGTGGTGTTGTAGAGAGTAATAGTCTGGTTAGGCCGAGGCGGCTCCTCCACAATGAAGATGGCCCACGCGTTGTCGTCGGTCCCGGCGTAGGTGCCGGTGCCTTGCGCGACCAGCAGGTCTTTAATGTCTTCCGCTACCGAGTTCATTCAAATGTCCTCCTAAATAACACGCCTGGGTTTCTTCGGCTTGGGCAGCGCGAGGGTTTTGGCCACGCCAATCTTGACGAAGCTAAGGACCTTAGCCGTGTTGCGCACCACCGACCGTTCCAGGAACTTGGCGCCGCCAACTGTGTGGCGCGCCTTGATGTCCTCATGCACAAAGATGCCATAGTACGCCGACACCCCCACCTCCACCTGGGGCCGCACAATCCCCCTCAACCCACCCGGCAACTTGCTCATCTCCATAGCCACGACCTGATAGTGGTCGGTGGACAACCGCCCCGAATCCTCACCCTCAAACTTGGGAGCTGGCGGGGGTCCACCTCGGCCGGTCCAGATCGTGAAGTGGGACGCCTTGAGGTTGCCCAAGTCTACAGGGCATAGCTTCTGAGAATCGCGCTGGATGAGCAGACCCCCAGCCACCAACCCCTCCAGGGTCACGAACATCACCGCATCAAGATGGGCGTTGAGATTACGCAACACCTGAGTCAACCCCACCACTCGTATGGCCGACCGCGCCATTAGAATCCCACCCCCCTTCCGCCCAGGTACGCTATGCGGTACGTCTGGTTGCCACGGAGTGTTTTCTGGTTGCGGTAGTCCATGATCTCACGGGCCTCGGCCATACGGGTGGGGTCCTGGGCGGACGGCAGATCGGTCAGTGCACCGAGGAACAAGAACCCCCAACCGGCGGTGCCCTTGGTGAGGTCCCGGTCTACGGCCACACGAGCTGAGGACGTGATCTCCTTCCCGCCACCGATGGTGACCTTGTCCTGCCGGTCCTCCCACCGCACTTCGATCTCCACCGGGGAGTCCAGCGTGAACCCACCCCGGCCGTCGCTGCGCGCGTTGCCCCAGTAGACGGCCGTCTGTTTCCGCTCTCGCGCAATCAGCTTGTTCTTTGCCGCACTCATCAATACAAATCCCCCGTGGGCATCACCGGGCCGAGGGCGGAGATCCGGAACCGGGACCCCTTCTCAGCTTGGCGCTGGAGACCAGCCAGGAATCCGGTGATGTCCAGAATGACGGCCTGTTGGCCGTAGCGGGTTTGGTTGAGGTTGAGGTCCACCTTACCGAAGAACGTTTGCGCTGCCATCTCCGTTTTCTCGGACTGGCTTTGCATGTACGCGATGGAGGTGAAGTGTGCGGCCAACCACCGCTCTATCTCCACCAACAGCGCTGTACTCAACGCCCCCCCGGAATCCGCAGCGGACACCTTGTCGGTGAGGGCGTTGGCAGCGGTGACGCATGCCGTCACAGTATCATCCCGTATGCCTATGCCTGACTCCATGACGGCCAGGACTTGGGCGTTGGTCACTCTATTTGCCATCGTCTTTCCCTCTCCACAGTTGGGGGTCTACAAACTCACAGACCTTTTTCTCATTCCATGTAAGGCCACACTGCTCCACCACAGTCCGGACCTCCTTGAAGTCGCCCCGAATGAACTTGCGGGGCCACACCTCGTACACACGCAACCCGGGGTGCGCCCTCATCTGGTCGAACCGACGGTGATGCTCCTCCGCCCAGCGCTTCCACCCGGCCGCGTTGCGATACGCCGACATGAACGCGGTACGGAGACAGGAGTACACGTTGTCGTCTATCCGGCGGCGAACGATGACCCATGTGGCGTCGGGGAACGCATGATGGAATATGGGCCAGATGAGACACATCTTGGCCCCCTTGTAGTACCACGGGCCGTGTTTGTAGCCGTGGAACTTCATGGTGGTCTCCATCTTACTCCGAAGGTTGCCCACCGGGGGCAGAAGGCCTTCGCGTACAGAGTAATCCACGCCATTGGCGTCCCACTCCACCTCCCACCTGGGGAGGGGTTTCTGGCCCTTTGGGTCCGCGCCTATCAGGCGGAGATAGTTCTTGAGGACCTGTTCCCGCAGTTCGCAGTTCTCGAACATGCCTTTGCGGTTCCACTGGTTGGGGCCGAAGGTGTGGCCCCCGAACGCACCGCACTTGTCGAAGATGCCCGCGGTGGCGCTGGTGCCGGATCGCGCGCAACCGGTGATGAGGATCGGGGGTCTCACGCCGCACCTCCTTCTCCCAAGCGGACGACGGTGAAACCGGGCCGCTGCAAAACGAACCGGTGGGGGTCGATGACCACGGAGCCTTGGGGGTATACGCGGTTGGCGTATTCGGGTTTGCGGCATCCGATGAAGTACACGGCCGGTGTGTTGTCGTCCGGCTTCAACGGCCAACCCAACTGGCGGATGTAGTGCCCCACCAACAGCGCCGGGGACCCTGTCTCCAGATCCGTCTCCGGTTTGAACGCCCGTCCCAGGAGGACCACCGGCAGCCGGTGCTTGCGCGCTGCCTCCACAACAATGGACGCCTTCCAGAACGCCTGCCGCTGGCGCACCATCATCATCGCCCCACAGAAGTCCGTGGACAGGTTGAGGGTTGCGGCCAACCAGCTCATGGCGATGTTGTCCCGGGGGTGGCACCCACCGCCGTCCCCCATGCCCGCGGTGAGGTAGGCGGGGGAGATGAGGCGGACGTTGGCTTTCTTCAACGCGTTGGTCACGTCATCCACATCCGCGCCGGGGAACGCGTGGCAGATCTCCATGAGGTGATTCACAAACCCAATCTTCATGGAGATAAAAGTGTTGTACGCCACCTTGGTGAGTTCGGCGGACGGGATAGACATAGCCTCTATCGGGGGCAACCCACCATACACACCAGTGTAAAAGTCAATCACCCGCTCCACCTCTTTGCTGTCGTAGTCATCCACACCCAACAGCACGAACTCCGGGCGGAGAAAGTCCCGCATCACCGTCCCCATGGCGATGAAGAACGGATTGTACACCAGGTGGATGTGCGGCCGGTCGCGGAGGATCGGCCGGATCTCCCGATCTATTGTGCCGGGGAGTACGGTGGAGATGATGACCAGCGTGATGTCCTTGACCGCCACGTCCGCCACCGCTTGCACAGCATCCCGGAGAAAGTCATAGTCGAAGTCCTGCCGCGTCGGAGGCATGGGGGTGACACCCTCATACTCCGGATCGTGCGGAGTCTGTATCGCGAGAAACAGAATCTCCGAATGGTCCACCAGTGTCGTGAGGTTCGGGCCGAATTTGATGTTGGCAGGGGTGAGGTGGGTGTTGAAGTCCCCCGTCCCGTCCGGTCCCGCTTCCTTCTCCGGCTTGGGATCGTACGTCATACGTTCGGGGTTTACATCCCACCCCATCACGTCATGACCACTCATCCCCATACACACTGCCACCGGCAGTCCCAACTTCCCCAATCCCATCATACCTACTCTCATCCCGTCTCTCCCTTGGTTAGGGTTTCACGAACTTCAGGAAATGTATCCTGCCCGGAAAGTGGGGGAGGCTGTGCTCACCCCACAACTGCGTCTTCCATCCTTGCGCCTCGAACAGTTGCATATAGCTCCCCGGGTCCCGCTGAAACGCAAAGCCGTCCGCACCCGGGGTGATCCGCAACGCACGGTCCATCGACTCCATCACCACCACCTGTTGGGCTGGCGCGCAATTCGTGATGACATCGGCCAGATTCTCATCCCGTACATGCAACAAGACGGTGAAAAACAGATACGAGAACTTACAGGGCATCGTGGGGAACGTGCCGCCGTAGGGAATCAATTGGAACTGGTGGGGGTGCATCCCCCGCTGGCGGGCCAACTTGATTGCTTCGGGGTTGACGTCAGCGCCAATGTATGGGTAGTCCCCCCACCCAAACAGTTGAGCAATGCGACCGTCCCCACAACCGATCTCTACCACCGGGGAATGGCGGAGAAGGAACTTCAGGAGATGGACCAACGACGGCTCCAGGTCCCCCTGTCGGGCCGGGTAGAGGTGGCGGGTGCCGTTTTTCCCCGTCCAATACCGTTCCACATCTTCCCTAGACACCCCAGAATCGTTGCGAGGTTGGCCGTGGTGACGTTTTTGGGGGTGGGGATAGGGTTTGATACCCCCTAAACCGTTCTCTGGCGTTCTAGGGGTGTTCATCGTTTGACCCTCCCCATGATGGCCCGCAGCTTTTGGGCCTGCTCTTTCCGGATGATATCCCCGGTCGCGTACGTCTGCTTGTCCTCCTGCCGACACACCCTGGCCTCCTCCGAAACACGGTGGCGCCGGTAGGTGGCGTCCATGGAGTTTCCCGTCACCGAGAAGTGGTCATGGCGGACCAGCACACGGGGGATGTAGACCAACCGGCGCACCTTCCGGCCGATGTCCGCCACCCATGTGTCGTGGTACAGGAAGTGGAACCGCTCCGGCACGAACTCACCCAACGTCTCATACCACCGTCGGGAGACGATAGGGAACGCGCACCGATCCGCGGCCTTGCCCGTGCCGTCATCGAACCATGCCACAAACACCCGGTCCTCGTACCGCTGTGTGCGGGACTTGAGAATGGAGTCCCACCCCCGCGTGACGAACACCTGGTCATCGTTGCCCATCATGAGGAGGTCACCGTGGCACCGCTCCGCCAGCGTGTTCCACGCCCTGCCCACCCGACCCGGGGGACCCACCAACAGGTGGATGTTGGGGTTGCGGTTGGGGCCGAAGGCCAGTGCATACTCCCGGGCCTTGGGGTCGTCATCGTCCACGTACAACCACACCTCCACCGGGCCGAATGCCGTTTTGATTGCCGACTGGGCAAACTCCACGGCCTTTTGGGGACGGCCGAGGGTGGGGCACAACACCGACACGATAGCGGGGGAGTCCCTCCAGTCCTCGGGATGGATGCAGTAACCCAAGGCGCGGCGGTCTCGCACCAGCGGGGGACTCCCCAGAACATTGCGCGTGAACCCACTCATGCTAAAGACCTTCCCCCGCCACTCGTCCGCCCGGAGGAAGAAGTTGGTTTGGTAGCTCTCCAAGATCTCCTCCGATGTGTTCCACCCCGGCTTGGGCGAGTACTTCTCCATGTCGCGGGGCGGGGGCCACTCGTCCCCGTCCTTGGCGCGCTGTGCCGGATGGGTGATGGCCGACGCCTCGAGAGGACACCCACACAGGATGATCTCCCCGAACCCCATCGACAGCCCAATCCGGATGGCCGTCTCCGCTGACGTGGCCGCGGCCCGCACCCAGTCCCACCAGTAGTCCACCGCGGGCCACGCGTGCCAATTGCTGCAACGCGTGCAATGCGTAGTGAAGTCGGGGCCGAACTTGGATTGCAACTCCCGCAAATCCTCGTGGACCTCATAGTGATCGGTGACGACAAAGTCTGCCTTGACCATCCCAGCCGCATGACCCAGCGTGGCGACCATCGCCTCCGGCCGGTAGTGGCGTGCCTCCACGTACTCGTCCATGGCGCCGGGTCCGGACCCCACAACCAGGAGTGTGCCCTTGTGACGGTGGGGGTATCGTGGACTCCTGGGTTGGGGCGTGGCGCGGCGGGGGGTGTGGGTGCCGGATCGGGCCATGATGTAATGCTCCGGCATCCACCGCCAGTCCGACACTTCCCACGGCCGTGGGGACCCGTGGAAGCACACCACACTCACCCCGGGTGGCACCTCCTCCAACCGGGTGTCGCGGGTGGGCTTGAACGACACGATGCGGCCGGGGAACCGATCCTGCCAGTGTCCATAGTGCGGGAGGGTGTGGGCGATGTGGTGGCCGTCGTCCTCTACGATCCCATAATCACCCATGATCGACTGGCGGGCGTCGCGCCACTCACGCCAAATGTCCGTATACACCCCCACCGTCGGCGGCAGGTACAACATCCCGCTGGCCCCGGCCCGTTCGGGGTGATGGAAGTCCCGCAGCATCAACGGCGGCTCCTCTGGATCCAGCTCCGCCATCCAGTCCAAGTCCCCCACAATGACCGTGTCCAGGTCCAGGAACACAGCCGGGCAGTACTCCCGCGTGTACTTGGGGCGGAATAGCTCCATCTTAGCCCACTTGCCGGGGGAGTCGTAACGTAGGGAGAGCGGGGTGATGCCGTGGGTCTCCAGCAGACTCCCCTTGGCGTTTGTTAGACACCACACCCGAAACGGCACCGGGCAGTGCCTGTCGAGTTGGAGTTTGAGGGAGATGACGTCCGCCATACGGAAGTCCCCTCCCGTCCTCATCACCGTCACAAAGTTCATCCTATCCATGCCAGTGCTCCTTTCGGACGAACCCCCGCCACTTCTTCTCCAGTCGTTCGTCCGCCCAAATCTGAAACCGACCCAAGACCTGTTCCACAGACACGAAGCACTTGCCCTCCACCAGGTTGTCCGCATCCACCGTGAACACATCCAACCGGCTCCGGCGTAGCGCTTTCATGTCCGCCTCGTACCGCGCCAACAGCGCATCATACTCCCCCGCATCCCCTCCCCAGTTACGAGCCATCGACTCCAACACCCGTTCCCTCCGCCGCGTCACCACCACCCACTGGGCATCCGGGAACACCTGGCTGACCGGCACCCACATAGACACCAACGACGGCAGCTTGAACATCCAAGGCCCGTCATCATACCCCTCCTCCCGCAACGCCAGCGGGACCTCCACCTGCAACCGCCGGACAATCGTCTGGACCCGGTGGAACCCAAGCACCGGGTAGCACTCGGCATCCTTGTGGCTCCACCCGAACCGGTCCTTGGTCCACTCCCAAAACACCTGCCCCAACCGCATGTTCTCAAAGTACCCACACGGCTGGTTCTTGCTTGGAGGGTGGCACTCCCCAGTCCACACTCCCGCCCGGGCAAACAACCCAGCGGTAAGGGATGTGCCGCTCCGCGGTGCTCCTGTGATGAGTATGGGGGAACGCCTAAACACTGGGCCACCACCTTCCGCCCACCTCGTGGGGCCGTGGCTTACCGTGGAAACACACGATGCGTGCCGAGGCCGGGGGGCCTTCGGGGCCGCGGCAATGGTGCTTGTACGACACAATGCCGTACTGGGACCGGTTGATGAAATTGGGGGTGATGCCATACTGCTCTCGCAGCACCTTGACGATGTGGTGCTGGTCCCACCCGTACAGGTTGCCAGGCGGTTCCGCAATCTTCCCGAAGTCCCCGTGCCACGCCATGATCCCACTGGCCCACTGTTCCCCCTTCTTGAACGCCTGGAGCATGGCGAACGGGACCAGACCCGGGAACCGCACTATGCGCGCCACGGTGTCGGTGATGTCCCGTAGGATGACCGTGTCCAAGTCCAGGTACAGCACAGGCCCCGTCTCCCGGAACACCTCCAGTTTGCTCCACCACCCCGCCAGCCCCAAACGCAGCGGCACCCGGCCCACCACGCGGGGATCATCAGAGTAACAGACGAACTGGTAGGGGAAAGAGATGTTCTCCGCCACCTGGTCGCGCAACCGGCGGACGTACTCCGCTGTGTAGTCACCACCGGTTTTGTAGACACACACTACTTTGACGAGGTCATACATAACGCCTCCTCGGGAGTGATCCGGGGGAACACATCCAATGCGCTGTCCGGTCCCGCATTGTAGACCTGGACGTCTGGGAACCGTTTGAGTTCCCGGCGGATGCGGTCGAACCCGTCCCGAAACCGATTGGACAACTCCCCACTGACCAACCCGTCGGGAGAGTTGATAGGATTGGGGTGCCAATTGCCTATGTGCTCCGGCGGTCCCTGGGGTTCGGCGTGGAATATCACATCCGGGACCGGGTCATATCGGTGGTACGCTTCGTACAGTGAGGTGCCGGGAGTGATGATGGCCTCGGCCTCCTCGGGAGTGAGGGTGCGGGCCTTGAGATCAAACCCCAGGAGGAACACCCGGTTGGCGCCCAACTTGGTGGCGAGGTTGATGGCGCTGGCGCCCGTGCTCCAGTTCCACGCCACGCGCGCGGCCATGTGCTTACCGTGGCCACAGAAACCCTCCGGCCACCGGTTGATCTGTTTGACCCAGTGCTTGTGCACGCGGGTGGAGCACAGGGAGACGACAAGGCCCGGGAACTTGTGCAACGCGTGCTGGTGGCGGTTGAACCACCCAGGGTCCCCGAAGCAACAGACATCCACCCAGTTCTTCGGCCGAGAGGGCATGCAACACCCACCCAACAGGTACGCGTCATTGCAACCGATGACATGGCGGTCCCGGTAGGGGTCCCAATCGAACCCCAGCAGACTCGCCCCACCACCGATCACAAACACATCCCCACCCGGCCAGAGGACCGGAGGGGTCCAGTATTCACGCGGATTGCTCATAATAGTGAACCCCTCCCCCGGTTAGCTGTTGAGCTGCTTGGCCAACTTGTCGGCCTCACGCTTCTTCAGGAACTCATCGTTGGCCACGTCAGCGGTCTCGTTGCCGCTGACAAACTTGACCACATCGTACTGGCCGTTGCCACGCTTGACCACCTTCCACTCCATGTCCAGCTCATCCAAGCCGTCCATGTCGTCCTCCTCGTCCGGTGCGGCGTCGGGCGGCGGACCCAGCCGCTTGGGCGAAGTGTCCACGTCCGTCGGCACATCGGTGGGCGGGGTGTGCTGCTTGGGTACGTCCAAGCGCACAAACCGCTCCTCAGCGTCGGTGTGCCGTTCGTGTAGCGGCACGGATGTCTCGAAAACATCTCCGGGGGCATAGGACCGCACGGTGCTGCCCTTGCCATTTCGACCCCTGGTTCTCTCGGTGTGGGTGCCGCGGATCACGCGGTACCGATACCGACCCGTCTGCAGTTGAACTTCTTCCGTCATCTCGTCTCTCCCTTGGTTAGGGTTGAGCCCCTTGGGTAGGGGCTCACACTTGTTTGCCTTACGACAGATGGGCGATGCCCGAGCGGTTGCTCTGGTCGTCGCGAATCTGCGGAACGCCGATGGTCATGATCTTCATGTGACTCATGAGACCACCACGGGTATCCCACTCCACGTTCGTGATCGGCAGACCTTCGACGATGCGCACCACGTCCTCCGTCATCTGAACCATGAGGACGTTGTTGGCGGTGAGCTTGTCGGCGATCTGAATCTTCTCCACCGACCGAATAGCCATGATGCGCTGTTCGATGGTGTTGCCGCGGGTGGCGTCGTAGTCCTTGTCCAGCACCGTCTCGTACGCCGTCGGGATGTACAGGTAGTACGGCCCGTAGTGGCGCGCGTTGATCAGCGCCTGTTTGCAGGACAGGACGTCATCCCGGATCTCCGCGCCGGTCTTGCCGCTGGCATCCCAGTTCTCACTGAGGGTCACGGTGTTCCGGTTGGGGTGGTCCAGGTAGCCACGAATGGTGTACCCACCGTAGGCGAAGGACGAGGTGCCGAGGAACAGGATCTGTTCCTGGTACTCGTTGACCTTCCGGGTGGCCAGACGGGCCTGGGTCGTGTCCAGCGACTCACCGCGGGTGCGGGAGGCGTTGAGGCGACGGATGCTGATCTGATACTCCTTGTGGATGATGGGCAGCGGAACGCCAACCAGTTCGTAGTTGAGCGTTTCGTTGTTCGCCTTGGTGACGGCGTCCATGTCCATCTCGGCGTCATTCACATCGGAGACGTTCTCGGATTCCAGGATGGTCGTGCCGAGTCCGTTGGACAGCGACAGTTTCAGTCCCTTCGATTCGAGATCCTGCCAACCCACCAGGCGGATGCGGGCCTCTTCGATGATGGCCGTGTCCAGCTGCAACCACTCATCCTTGCGGAGTGTGGCGTTGGTGCGCAGCGCCCGAGGGTCCATGTTGCATGCCAGCAGACGCTGCCCGGAAACCAGTCCGCGCTGCATCGCATTGGCGAGCATCATCTTGAACTCTTGAGGGTCCATGTGTGATCCCTTTCTTTGGTTTAGACGAAGCGGATTTTGATCCGGCGGGAGGCCAGGGCCGTCGTTGCCGAATCGGAGGCGTCCACGGCCGTAACCGCAACACCCAACACCGCTGCTTTGTTCGTGACCGTGACCCCGTCGGAGTTCACCGCCAGCTTCTTGACCTCACCGCCCGTGGTCGGTTCCACATAGTCACCGATAGCCACATTCTCACCGTCGGCGAGAACAAGCAACGCCACGTCATTCGGGAGGAACTTGCGCATGCTGACGCGTTCACCGTTGGTGTACGCGTTCGCAATGTCGTTGCCCTGGAGGTAGTCCTCAATCGCAACGATACGTTCGATGGGCTGGGCCACCGTGTCATTCATCTGGACCTTGCCCGTGGAGAGCAGATCCATGAGGTGGCCAGGGTAGATGTTGGCCTCATTGGCCAGCGCTTCCACTGCTTCTTCGCCACCTTTTACCACAATCGTGTAGTCTGCCACAATCGTGCTCCTTTCTGGTCCCGTGGGACCTGGTTAGTCTGTCTTCGGAACGAGCGGGGGCATGGGACCCGGCGCGTCATCGTCCACGTTCACCCGAGGGGTGACCGGGGGCGTGGCTCCGTAGTGCTTCTTGCCGCCCGCGAAGGCGTTGAGCTTCTTCAGCTCCGCCACACTCCGGCCCTTCAGATCGTCTTCGGTGAAGGGGCACCGGTCGTTGGCCAGGATGTTCTTGATGAGTGTCTTCTTGACACCCTTGTGCGTCCGGACTGCCTCATCCAGCGCCTCACGCAGATCTGCGTTTTCGACGTTCTGGAGGAGTTCGTCCATCGTGCGAGGAGCGGCCGGATCCGCCGGAGGCGTCTCTTCCTCTTCCTCGTTTTCCTCACCACCATCCGCGCTCGCCTGGGGGGCCGGAGGAGCCGCCGGAGGCGTCTCTTCCTCTTCCTCAGCGTTGGCGGAGAGGTAAGGTTTGGCCAACTTGGCGAACTGTTCGTCCCCGAGATTCGTCAGGAACTCGGTGTCCGCCTCGCCCCAATCGCCCTTGGCAATCAGGACTTTGATTGTTTCGGCTCTGTCCACTGCAGTGCCTTCCTTTCCTGTGTCGGTGTTGCCATCCTGATTGTCGGCTTCACCGGATTCTTGGTTTGTGACCGGCACGTATTCGGTGCGTATATGCACTTGCACAGCGTCGCCCACCAACTCAACCTTATCGGATGCGTCGATGGTGTACGCCTGCTTGTACAGACTGCCCTCCGCCTCGTTACCAGTCGAGAGGTAGTACACGGCGTTGTCCCGGAAGATGTCAACAACCTCCAGGAACCCGTCCGCGCCCAACGATGCCCGAGACCGCAACGATGCCGAGAGAGCATTATGGATATCGTTGTGGCTGAGTTCGTTGGACACAGGGCCGTTGCCCCGCACCGCCTCTTTCATTTTCTTGAGAACGTCCAGAATTCCTTTCACCTCATCCTTCTCCTCCGTCACTACTGCTGTCTTGTTGATACGAGGGATACCCGCGCCGTCTTCCCAACAGCACGCCCCCTTGTCGTTCGGTAGTATCGCGAAATGATCTGGCACGTGGTTGACCAGCGTGGCCACGTACTTCTCGTTGCCCCACACCCCGCCAGCCCCCTCCGCCTCTGCGAACAGGCCGGTGGACACCTCCACGTGATCGTGCTCCTCCAGGCGCACCAGGAGGGACGGCATCACCTTCTCACACTTCTCCTTATCAATCCACGCCTCAGAGCGCAGGCCCTTGATCTCCTCCACCCACTCGGTGTTGAGGAGCATGCCGATGGTGCGGCGCTGGATCTGCTCCGGGCTGGAGGCAGTGACGTTCTCGCCGTTTTCCGTGGGGTGGTTGACGACTACCGGCCGTCCATTCCAGCTCTCCGGGTACTTGCCCAGTTCGTCAGCCGGGTAAAGGAACCCATTGTGCACACCCTCCACCATGAGGACCGTAGAGCACACCAGGTACTCCCGACCGTCCAACGTTTCCGTGCGGGTGAGGGTCTGGGCCAAGTGGCGCAGTCCCCGCAGCGTGCGGGTGGACGTCTGGGACGGGCCGACGGAGAACGGGGTCATGCCCGACAAGTAATCCTTGAGGAACACGAGGCCCACCTTGCGGATGCCGTGGAGGACGTTGGCTATGGCGCTGCGGCGGGTCTCCCGGTCCTGGGCGCCGTGCACCTGCTCCCACTGAGTGTAGCAAACCGCGGCCCGCTGCTTCTCGTCTGGGTACTCCTCCACCAGCGTGTCCGTCCCCATACAACGGGAGATGAACTCACTTTCGCTTTCGTCCTTCTTGGGTTTCGGGAGTGGCACTGTATCACCTCTCAATCTGTACCGAACGTGGAGAACTTGCGCTTGGCCTCCGCTTCGGTGATGCTGTTGATTTTCGTTTTGGGGGGTAGGCCCCGCTTGCTACGCCAGCGGATCTGGTCATACCCATCTTCGTACCGCTCCTGTTCCTCGGGGCGGATTTTGGTGTAGCTCTCGTCCTGCCGGGCGAGGTCATTGAGATCCCCCTTGTGCACCCGCATCATCGGCTTGTTCTTCTTCGGATCAATCGGCATGGTTAGCCCCCCTTCCTAGTTGTTCCTGTCACCAACGGCAGCGCCACGCACCGACACTGGGGATGCAGCGGGATCATCGGTTCGATCTCGTCCAGCGTGAACACCTGTTCATTCAAATCGGCGCAATCCGGACACACACGGTCATCCCCGGCCGTGCTCCACTCCGCCTTGACCTTCACACCCACCACACCGGCCTCACGGTAGGTGTTGATGGTCGCCACGTGGTGGGCGCGAATCACTTCGGTACGGGCCAGGATGCGCGCGCGTTGCAACGCCCTCATCCGCACCGTGCCCCGTTCGTCCACGATTGCCAGCGATCCCCCCGCCTGTTCGATACGGTTCATCAACTCCCGAGCGATAGTGCGTGGCCCCTTGCCATCCGCAAGGCCCTGGGCCAACGCCGCGGACATCTCCCGCTCCATGTCGGTGGTGATACCCACGAGGTCCGAATAGGTGCGGGTGTAGATAGCGCCCACCCGGTCAGCGTGGATGGGACGCAAGAACGCGGCATCCACAGAGAACTCCTCACGGCCCACCCCCTCCAGGTCGCCAAAGTCGAACTGGGTCTGGCCCCTCGCTGCCTGCTTGAGTTCGTCACGGCCGCGGCGAATGCCCCGCTTGTAGGCCGTGTCAATGTACGTGGATGCCCACTCCACCTCGCCCGTCACCCGCCGCCGCTCACCCGGCACCAACTCGAATATCCCCTGGTCCACCTGGTCCTCTAACCAGTCCATGAACCCCTTGACCTTGGCGCGGTCGGTCTTGAACTCAAACGCCTTGCGGGGCAGCGCTTGGGCGGTGACGGGGGCCTTGAGTCCCAACGCATCATTGGTGACGATGGACGTCCAGATGTCCCGCTTGATCTTGCGGAACCGGCGCGTCATGTCCGCCACAAACGCCCGACGGATCGTGTACGTACGGGTGGGGTCCATCTGCCCCACCCTGTTCAGATGCAATCGGCGCGCGTTAGTATGGCACGTGCACGTCACTCAGCGGGTACCTCCTCCGTCTTGCCCAACTGCTTCGCCTTCTCGGCCTCGGCCAGGGCGGCGGCTTGCGCTTCCCGCCATGCCGCTTCCTCTGCCGCTTCCTCCTGTAGCAACGCCTCCACTTCCCCAGCCGCAGACGTAGCTTCCTCCTTCGTGAGGTTGAGAAACTTCTCCATGAACATGAGGCGTGGGATCAAGTGCTCACCACCGGCTTGGAGATACTTGGCCATGACCTCAGTCTTCATCTTGTTGAT